ATACAGTTCCTTTGTTGGGTAATTTTACTAGTCTGTTTATTTCTGATGAGATTACATCCAATGCTAACAACATTATTAGAGACCTTGTGACAGTCAGAAATAGTGTTCGTACTGAAGTTGTTGGTGGAGAAACTCCAACCTCTTCAAATGTATCTAATTTATCGGCAAATCTTATCACAACCATAACTGCAAATGTTGTGGCAGCTAATACATTATTGTCTACCAGAAGATTGCATGATTGGAACTTTTACAGGAATTCATTGAATATTTTGGAAGATTATAACAAAATCAACCAGCTTGGGCGAATTGGTAATACCCAAAAATACTTGATAAACAATCTGGTTGGTACAGACAAATACAAAAATAACGTTGGGTAATATAGATAAATAAGATATGGCCACAGTAATTTCATCTTCATCCAGACAATATAAAGATTTGGACCTTAACTTTTTGATACATCCAGTACGGAAAGATATCAATAAACATAAGGACGAAATGGCAGTTATCAATTCAATTAAGAATTTGATGATGACTAATCATTACGAAAGACCGTTTCAACCTGATTTGGGTTCTAACGTAAGACGTTTGCTTTTTGAAAACCTCGATAAAATTACCGCAATATCGATGGACAGAGAGATTAGACAGGTTGTTCAAAATTACGAACCAAGAGCACAAATTAAAACACTAGATATCTTACCTGATATGGACAATAATGGTTTTAGTGTTCGTATGGAATTCTACATTATGAATATGACAGACCCCGTAACAATTAATTTTTTCCTAGAACGAGTACGATAAATGGCAAATCGTTTAAGAGTAACCGAACTTGATTTCGATTCAATCAAGACCAATTTAAAAACATTCCTAAAACAGCAAACGGAGTTCTCCGATTATGATTTTGAGGGTGCTGGTTTAAGTGTTCTTTTGGATATTTTAGCATACAATACGCACTATAATGCATACTACCTGAATATGGTTGCAAATGAAGGTTTCTTAGATACCGCATTGTTAAGAAACTCGGTTGTATCTCACGCTAAGAAACTTGGTTATACACCACGTTCTAATAGAGCATCCAAAGCTGTTATTGATGTGAGTATTAATGGTACTACGTCACAAGAAGATTACTTGACGATACCACGTGGGTATACATTCATTAGTGGTCCGGTTGATGGTAAAGTTTACACATTCATCACGTTACAAGACCACACTGTTTCGAAAACTGGATCAAATTTTGTATATAATGATATAGAAATTTTTGAAGGTAAGTTACTTTCGTATTCTTATACACATTCGAATGCCAGTAATCCTAAACAAATTTATGAAATACCTGACGTTAAAGTTGACACCACAACTTTGCGTGTTTCAGTTCAACAAAGTTCCGCAAACACGGAAACTGTGGTTTATAATCCTGTAGATGATTCAATTTCATTAACTGCTGATTCGAAAACTTACTTCATACAAGAAGGACAAAACGGTAAATATCAAATTTACTTTGGTGACGATATCATTGGAAAGAAACTTCCTGATGGTGGTGTTTTGACAATAAGTTATCTAATTAGCAATGGTGAAGATGGAAACAAAGCTGCAAACTTTACCGGTTCTTCATCAATTAATTTACTCTCTGGTTTTACAATCAGTACCGTTACTGTTGCCGCTGGTGGTCGAACACGTGAGAATGTTGATGAGATTCGTTTTGCTGCACCACTACAATACATTTCACAAAATCGTGCTGTCACCAAAAACGACTATATCAAATTAATACAACAGAAATATCCTCAGTTTGAGGCTGTAAACGTTTGGGGTGGTGAAGAAAATGATCCGCCAGTTTTTGGTAAAGTTTTTATCTCAGCTAAACCTAAAGATGGTTTTGAGATAACTGACACCGAAAAAGATTTCTTCTTACAGAATGTTTTAAAACCAATTAGTGTATTGACCGTTACACCACAAATTGTTGACGTTGACTATAATTATTTAAAAATGATTTCAACGGTATATTATGATCCAACAAAAACTGTATTGGATTTAAACACTTTAAAAACTAAAGTTAGAACATCAATTTTAGATTTTTGTGAAAGTAATTTGAATTCTTTTAATGCTTACTTTAGGTCTTCCGCTTTAAAAACAGCAATTGATTCTTGTGACATTTCTGTTATCTCAAACGAGTTGGAAGTTTTCATTGCCAAAAAGTTTAGACCAGACCTATTAACAACTTCAAATTATATTTTAGATTTTGGTGTTGAACTGCAGCGTGGTACAACAAATGATAACTTCTATACAAGTCCAAATTTTACAGTATTGGATGAAAATAATATTGCTAGATCAGCTTTCATCGAAGAAGTTCCATCATCATTTACCGGTGTCGAATCAATTACTGTTACCAATCCAGGTATTAATTACTCATCAACACCAACGATTACCATTCTAGGTGACGGCCAAGGCGCCAAGGCAGTAGCGACAATCATCAATGGTCGTTTATCTTATATCACAGTAACTAATCCAGGTGTTGGTTATACGACTGCTGCTATTATAATTACTGGCGGCGGTGGTACATTGGCAGCTGCCTCATCTGTATTGGAAAATAGATATGGCCAAGTGCGTATTGCTTATTTCAAACCAGATGAAACGTCAAATCAAAGTGTTAAGGCAATTTTAAATTTCCAAAACAACAATGGTGTGATGGGTCAGATTGATTACACACAAGGTAAAGTTTATATCAATAATTTTAACCCAATTTCCGTAGCAAATGATTTTGATGAATTGTCTGTACATATTCGTCCAGCTAAATCAGTGATTCATTCAGAAAAGAATAAATTATTAACGTTTGATGTTAATGATTCTACTACAATTGTCATTAACATAGTACCAATAAAATAATGTCAGACGTAATTCTATCAAGTATAGTAGAGAGTCAACTTCCTGAATTTATTAGGGAAGAACATCAACTTTTTGCAAAATTTATTAAACGATATTATGAGTGGTTGGAGAAGAATGGAAACATTGTTTTGGAATCCAAGAAATTGGATGATGCCAAAGATGTTGATTTGGCCGACAATGTTTATATCGAACAGATTCGTAAAGAGATTGCACCATTCTTTCCACAAGAGTTGTTGCTCGACAAAGCCAAATTCTTAAAGATTGTTGGTGAATTTTATCGTTCAAAAGGCACACCAGAATCGGTTAAATTTCTTTTTCGTGTACTGTACAATGAAGAAATAACAATCAGTTATCCAAAAGAACAGGTGTTGCGAACATCTGATGGTAAATGGGTTCTTCCATTGGCCTTGCGTGTAACTGATAATGATCCAAACATTTTAGAAATTGAACAAACAAAAATTGTTGGCCAAACATCCAAAGCAACTGCTATTGTTGAAAAAGCAATCAAATCGGTTGATCGACAGTTAGGTATTGAATATGTTGAATTATACATTTCAAATATTACAAAGTTGTTCAGCACTGGTGAAACAGTTACAACACACGTTACCGGTAATACACAGATTCAAGTTAGTGCAACATTAATTGGTTCACTATCTGAAATTAAAATTGATCCAATAAATCGTGGTTTGTATTATAATGGATACGATCCAGACTTAGGTTATGATGGCGATCCTGTTACGATTGTTGGTGGTTTAAATCCACAATCTGCCAATCCAGTTGGTGCCTTGGCAACAGTTGGTACTGTTCTAAGAGGTTCTGTTAAAAACATTATTACCAGAGAAGGTGGTTTTGGTTTCAGATACAATTCAATTGCACCAAACTCATCAATCATTGACTTTAAAGGTGGATTTACTGGAGGACTTTTAGGCTCAGAAGCCAAAGCTTTCATTTCTCTACTTGATGAAAACTATACACGAAATGTTAATGTTTCTGATGTTACAATTGAAACTGTATATTCACAATCAATTAATCAGTGGGACAACACCTCAAACACAAAAACAATTGGCCAAGTCACAACTTACCAAGATTTAGGTCTTTACAGTATTGCATATGTTGACATTGAATCTCAAGGTGGTGGATACCGACAAAAACCAGAGGTAGATATTTACAGTATGTATTTGGAAGATAGTGATGATTTATTAGTAATTACATCTTGTACTGCCGTTAAAGGTAGTCGCATACTAAGAGATTCTTCACAAGATTTAACAGATACATTTGAAGTTGGTGAAAAAGTCAAGTTGTTTTTAAAGAATCGATTTGAAGAAATTAGAACAGTTACCGAAGTCACCAGTGAAACTATTACATTAGATATTCCATTTGAAAACAACATTGACAACTTGATGGTATACAAACTATTGAGAAAGAATCTTGATGCTTTAGGTTCTCTAGGACGTATTGAGGTTCTCAATGGTGGCCAGAATTATAACGTAGGTGAATATTTGATATTCACATCTACTGGTGGGCGTGGTCTTGGTGCTAATGCTCAAATCACTGAAGTACACGCCGCAAACAATGGTGTTAAAACTGTGGAGTTCAATGAGAAAAGCATTGGCGCACTAAGTGGTGTAACAATTTCTACTGCAGGAACAGGATACGGTGTCGGTAATACATTTACTGCAACTGGTGGAACTGGAACTTCTGCTGTGTTAACTGTGTTGACTGTTAATGGTAGCGGTAATGTTACTTCAGTTAACGTTTCGAATTCTGGTAAATACATTACAAGTCCAACAACAACATTAAATCCTTTCACATCAAATACTGGTTCAGGTTCAGGTTTCACAGCAAACTTAACAATCAGTTACGCACCAGAAAATATTCGTGGTGGTGAAGGTTATGATGCTGCACATTTACCATTAATTACAATCAACACAATCAGTGGAACAGGAGCCTCATTAATTGCCAAAGAGATTCTTGGTGATGGTGAAGAACTTGAATTGTCAACAACTAGAATTGGATCAATTTCATCATTGCGTGTTATCAGTTATGGTTATGATTACATCGCTTCACCACAAATTTCATTACGTAATGCTGATTTAATTGTATCAAATGTAACTGAAGGTCAAATTTTTGTTGCTAACACTAAAATTTATCAAGGCACATCAAATACAAACACAACATTTGTTGCATATGTTGACAGATATGTTTCAACAAATAACCACATGAGAATTTATAATTATAGTGGTACATTTAATGTTGCTACACAAATTATATCAAATGACAATACGGTATCCGCAAATGTTGTTACAATATCATACTATGGAGACGGCAAAGCTAAAGCTACGGCTGGTTTTGAGAATGGTTTGATTC